ATTTAAAGAGTGAGGATTTTATAAATATGAAAATTAAATCAATTGGAACTAAAGAAAAACCAGCAGTTAAGATATTGCCGATTACTAAATTTAAAGCTACAGAGAAAGACGGTAGTCTATTTATTGAAGGCTATGCAAATACCAAAAATCAAGCAGACCGATACGGCGATATACCGACAGTCTTTGAGGCTTTGCGTGATTATGTTTATGACATTAAAAACTTCCAAAAGAATCCCGTAATGCTACTTGACCACTATAATAATATTGAGTATGTGGCGGGTTCATTTGTTGAACTTGAAGAGGATGAAATAGGTTTGCGTTTCAAAGCTAAGTTTAGTAATTCAGATTTGCCGAGGATTAAGCACGCTAGGCAAGTTTACAAAGAAGGCAATGCAAAGGGAATCAGCATAGCGGGCATTTTTTATTACGAAGATAAAGATGATAGTTCCCATTTAACTTTAGCCGATATATTTGAAATCTCATTGGTAGCAGTACCGGCAGACCCGAACGCTTTGGCTACTGCAATGGGAAAGGCTATAGATAATATAAATGATACCGATGAGCAGAGCCGTGCGAGCGAACTGCATAATATTAAAGCTGGCATTGACAAAGTTTTAGAAAAATTTAGATTAAATAAAATAAAAGAAAGTATTAACGATTTATCTAGGCGTTAGTTTTTTGCTTGGGTTAATTTTAAAATAAGAGGTAATACAAAAATGGAAAATGAAACTGGGTATCAAGATGTATTAACTGCTATAGGCGATTTAGGGAAATCAGTTGACTCTAAAATTGATTCTATTAAAGCAGACCAAAATGAGCTGTCGGCAAAATTGGTTAAACTTGAAACTAAACCAAACGACAGCATAACTAAAGAAGAGGTTGAGAAGATAACCGAATCTATTGTTGGTAAGGCTCACCCCTCAGCGTCAAAAGCTGTTGTACCCAATACAGTTATTGATATTGAGGATAAAATTGAGAGATTTAGAAATTCCTCAAAGAATATTCCTGAGCAGAAATGGACTTCTGCTTACGGTAGTAAATTTAAGAATATGGGAAACTTTTTGTTTGCAGTTAAAAACAAAAGTCCAATTCTTATGGATTATAAAACTACACTAATTGAGGGAACTGATAGTCTAGGCGGTTATCTTGTACCGACCGAGTTCTCTAATGTAATTATAAAATTGCTCAGAGATGAATCTTTGATAATGCGAATTGCAAATGTCATTCCTATGAGTTCATGGAAACGGCAAATACCAAAACAGCTTACCAATGTAAGCGTGGCTTGGGTTGCGGAGGCAGGAGAAAAAACCGAAACCAATCCTACTTTCGGGCAAGTTGAGCAGGTTGCTAAAGTTCTTGCCGCAATTATCAAATGTACCGATGAGATTCTAAGAGATTCGGCTATTAACTTAACTGCATTTCTAAGTGAGCTTGTGGCAGAAGCGATGGCTCTTGAAATTGAAAGGGTTGCGTTAGTTGGAAGAGTTGCTAGTGGTGACCCCTTCAACGGTATTGTTTATGCCTCAGGCACAAATGTAACAACCATGACAGGTTCTACAGTTGTCTTTGATGACATTTCAAATCTGCTATTTTCACTTTCAGCGTCCTATGCTCAAGGTGGAAAACTGATACTTTCAAGACTAGGATTAAAAAAACTAATCCAATTAAAAGATAATCAGGGAAATGCGATTTGGTCTCCTCCTGCTGGGAATGTTCCTGCTACAATTTGGAATATTCCCTATGAGATAAGTTCTCAGATACCCGCAACTTTTGGACCAGGAGGCGATGAGACTTGTGCCATCTTCGGAAGGTTCGATAAATATCTCCTTGTTTCACCTCGTGAAGGATTAGCGGTCAAAGTTTCACAAGACGCTTATGATGGTTCTACTTCTGCGTTCCTAAATGACGAAACTTGGTTGAGATTTGCTCAGGCACTTTCAATAGATGTATCAGTACCTAGTGCCTTTGGCTATTTGTTTTTCAAATAGTTTAAAACTTTAATAGAGGTGAAAAGAAATGGAAAAATACAGAATTAAAAAAGTGTTTGCGAATTACAGTGTTGGCGATGTTGCTCAGTTTGATGTTGCGGACGCTGTGAAATTCAAGAACTACATAGAAAAGGTGGGCGTTGTTTCAGATAAAAAAGGTATAGCAAAAGGGCTTAAATCCTTACTGCTTGCTTTTGGCTTTGTTGCAATGTTTGGGGTTGTTGCTGTTGCGGGAGATTTGACTTCAGCTCCGGTTACAATATCCACATACCCGATTACAGAAGTGGCTACAATGGAAGCGGATATTGACGGGTTAATAGATGTTGAACTGTTACAGTTGAGCGTAAGCACAGCTTCTAACTTAATCAGTATTTATGAGCTTTGCGGTTCCACAACCACAGTGACGCTATGGAAGATAATTTATATGTCTAGCGATACGCAAATGTCATTTGATTATTTAGGCAATAGTGCTTCTAGGCAAATTGTTGAAGACATTTGCTTTAGAAAGAGTGATACATCGGCGGCATACGCAAACCTAGACTATAAATAAATTAGTCTATTTTGGATAAGCTCATCTTCGGGTGAGCTTTCTTGAAAAGATTAAGAGGAGATTAATATGGCAATTTCAGATTATGCACTTGTAACTTTGGCTGATTTAAAAGTTTATCTAGGAATTTCAGGCACAGACTATGACACTAAACTGGAAGATTTAATTGATTCAGTTTCATTTGCTGTTGAAAACTATATAGGCGGGTACGGCGTTGTGCGTACCATTACCGAAGAGTTACACGACGGCGATGGGATATGCGAATATCTGCAATTAAGGCACTATCCCATATCCTCAGTTACTTTAATTGAGGTGGGCGGTACAGAGGTATCAAGTACCTATTACACGGTGGATAAGCAAGCTGGGCTTGTTAAATATTCAGGCGGGTGGTCTAGTGGCGAGCAGAATATTGATGTGGATTATGTGGCTGGCTTATTTGCTGATACCGCAAGCGTAAATGATTCCTTAAAACTTGTTTGTAAAATGTGGATTGCAGACCTATATCAAAATACTAATCCCAATATAAAATCGGAAACTCTGGGGGATTATTCTGTTGCCTATTTACAATCAGCGGACGGTATTAGTCCAAAGATTAAAATGCTTTTAGATAATTATAAAAGAGTGAGCATACTCGGATGAGTTATAACAGTCTATTAATTTCAAGCTGTAAGGTTCAGACTAAGACTATCACTCATGATTCTGATACTAATCAGCAGATTGAATCTTGGGCGGACACAGCGACGCTAGCGTGTAGATTTAGTGATTTATCGGGTAGTGAAAAGATAGTGGACAATATTAAATTTAAAGACGCTACACATAAATGCTATATCCTATATCGTAACATTTTATCTGAAACTCAGCGCATAGTTTTTAATAGTGAAAATTACAGAATTTTAGGGGCTTGGAATATGGGAGGCAATCCTAACCGATATACCTGTATTTGGTTAGAGATAAATCGGCAATGATTAAAGTTACCATAAAAGGAACTCCCTCTGTCAAACAGCTTGAGGCTAAATTTAAGAAATTCCCTGATAAGGTTTTAAGCAATGTAAGGGTTGCAATGGTTAAGACTGGCGGTGCTATGGAGTTAGATTTAAAAAGGAAATTGAGCAAGGGCGGTAGAGGTGCAAAGGTTAAAGGGAAACGCCGTGTAACGCATTCTGGCATAGGACAGTATCCCTTTTTGCAATCAGGCGAACTCATGAATAGCATAGGCTCTAAGGTTTCAATAATTGGCAGTACCATTCTAATGATATTTGGTTCAATTCGTACAGGCGGGAAACCAGTTGACTATGCCGAAGCTTTAGAAAAGAAATCGCCGCAGAAGGGCGGTAGACCGTGGTTGAGCAGAACGGTTAAGGATTGGTTGCTTAGAGTTAGGAAGTCTATAATTGAGGCGATTCACAGGACGGGGTTATGATTGATTTAGATGTAATTGCATATTTAAAAGCAGATTCAGATTTAGATACTTTGCTAGGGTCAACGGCAAGCAATGCTAAAATGTACCCGAATTATGTTCCTGAAAATGAAACATTGCCTTATATCGCCTATTATACCAATAGCGTTAGTTTTCAGGGGATAGTTGTAAATGAATGTAGTATGACTTTTGATTGCATGGCAAGCACTTATAAATCGGCAGGAATTATTGCCGATAGGTTAATTGTTTTGCTTTCAAAGCAAGACCAAATAGAAATATCATCCGACACATTCCGAATCTTTTTTTGCGGTTCGTCTGGTGGTGCGGATGACTACCAAGATGAACTAGGAGTTTATAGTCGTTCTGTAAACTTCAATTTCAAATACAGGAGAAAAGAATAATGGGAACATTAAGTAAAATAGCATTTGGTTTAGTAGCCAGCAATAGCATTAAAGTCGGTGCGTATGGAGCAGTGGAAGGCGATGCTGTTGCTTTGGGCTATTTATCAGGAAGTTTAGAAATTGAACACGGCGAGGAATCCAAAGATGTGCGGGTTGATCAGGTCATAGGTATTATAAAAAAACATACCATTGATGAGACTATGAAGATTAGAATCACTGCGGCAGAAGTTAGCCTTGAAAATCTTGCCATAGCTTTTGGTTATCCTACCTCAGCAGTATCGGGTGGAAATACTTTGAATATCGGCGGAAAAACCTCTAACACTTATCGGACTGTTTATGTTAATGTAAACGGCGGTGATGGAATTACCCGTAAATTTACTTTCCATAAATGCAAGCCGACTGGAGCAAGCACGCATAGTTATGGTCGTGAAAATGAGACTGTGGCTGATATGGAATTTGAGGTTATAGTTGATACTACCAAAACTGCTGAACAGCAATTCGCAACAGTGGTGGATTCGGGAGCAGATACCACACCCCCAACTGTTGTGCTTACTACTCCTGCCGACGGAGGCGAGGTAGCAAAGGACGCAAAGACAACGGTACTATGGACATTTACCGAAACCAATTTAATGGACGCAAATACCATTATTTACGGTGATACGGTATTGATAATGAATACCACAACGCCGGCGTCAACGGTATTGGTTGCAGGCTCAATAGCTTACGATACATCTGCAAAGACTATCACATTCACACCTACTGATAACTGGACAGGAGAAGATACATTACAGGCAATTGTAACTACTGGCGTTAAAGACCAAAACGGAAACGCTATGGCGGCAACTAAAATAGAACAGTTTGATGTTGCGGCGTAATTATATATATAGGTATGGGGGGAGGTCTACTCCTTTAGCCTCCCCCTATAAAAAAGGAGAATAATAAAATGGAAGATACAATAAATGCTTTAGATGTTAAGAAATCAAAAGTAAAACTTAATGGCAAGGAATACGATGTAAAAAGTATTACGATAGGACAGCTTTTTAAATTAATGGGCTTGCTTAAAAATAATATATCTGAAATTCAAGCAGAGATTAAACCTGAAACAAAAGACAGCGATTTGTTTTGGATAATCTTTGCGAAGGTTGAAGAGAAAGGATTGCTAAAAGAAGCATTGGGTATTATTCTTGTTAGCGATTTTTCAGATGATGATTTTATCTCAATACCAATAACCGATATTTCAGATTTAGCGACAACTCTTTTAGAGGTCAATGATTTTAAAAAGATATTCTCAAATTTTCAGATGGCAAAGTTGAATCTAAAAAAATAGATAATGAGGTAGACCAGTTAGCTTTTGCCATAGGTAAGATAGCGTCTACATTTCCACAGTATTCTTTTGAGGATATACTTAACAAAACTCCTGATTGGCTGGAGTGGACAATCAAAAGGGTTATGGCTATTGAAAAGGAGAAAATGGATTTAATATCGGCTATCTTCGGCGGTGGCAAGAGTGAAAAGAAAGAGGCTACTGATTTAGAAATAAACAAGATGGGTATAAAAGTTATCAAGAAAGGAAGGCATTATGGCGGGCGATGAAAAACATTATGTAAATATAGTTTCAAACTTTGATAAAAAAGGAACTGATAATGCTGTCAATGCTTTTAAAAAAGTCAATGGCGGAACTGATAATGTTTCCAAAGGTTTAAAGAAAGTTAAAAAAGGGGCTGATACCGCCGCTAGGGGTTTAAAGGGTGTTGGTACTAAGGCTAACAGCACAACCAATGCCTTAAAATCAATGGCTAAAACTTTAATAGCTGGCTTTGGTATTTATCAAGCGATTAGAGGTATCCGTTCTTTAATTTCTGTTACTGCTGATTTTGAAGAGCAAATGTCAAAGGTCGGGTCTTTGTTAGGCAATATGGAATCTCAACTATTGCCACAGTTTACCGAAGAGATAAGGCGGCTATCGGTTGAAACAGGACAGGCTACTGGCGATTTGGCCGCAGGTTTATTTGATTTAGTATCAGCAGGCATGGATGCGTCAGAATCTTTAGACATAATAAGAGCCGCCTCAAAGTTAGCCGTCGGCGGTTTTACCTCCACAAACTTTGCTACTTCTGCATTGATAACGGTTTTACAAACTTTCAAGGGAGAATTAAAAGACGCGACGGACGCCGCAGACTTTCTATTTGCCGTGCAGGAAGGCGGACGCTTAACTGTAGAGCAAGTTTCAAACGCAATAGGTATGTTTGCATCTACCGGCAAATCAGCGGGCGTGGGGATAAATGATTTAGGGGCGGCATTTGCCACATTATCATTATCAGGCGAAGGCTCTCAGCGTTCGGCCACTCAATTACTTTCAATTCTAGTTTCATTGCAAAGAGACTCTGAAACAATGGCGGCAACAGCCAAAGAGCTTGGGCATGAAATAGATTTTAACAAACTTGCAACCGAAGGCTTAATTCCATTTCTAGACCAATTCCTAGATTTAACTGGCAAAGAGAAAGCTCAAATATTTACTGAAAGCAGGGCTTTAAGAGGCATGAATACCCTGTTAGTAAACTCTACCAAAGCAAAAGAAAAGTTAAATATTATTACCGATAGGACGGGGAAATCTACCGCCGCATACAAACGGAGACAAAAAGAGCTTAAACAACAATTGAAGGAAACTCTTGGAGTTATAAAAGATTTAGCAGTAGAAATTGGAAATTTCCTTTCACCTGCATTAAAAATAATATTGAGTATTTTAAAGGATTATTTAAGTGTTATAAATAGTATTATGAAAAGTCTTGCTCCATTTCTTACAGTTTCTAAAGAAACAGAGGACGCTTTAAAAAGTCAAATGTCATTTTGGGAAAATCAATTAGACCTTTTATATCAAACAGAAAAGATTTTTAAAACATTGCCGAATGGAACTGAGGTCTATGAAAATAGTGTTAAAAAATTAACCAAAAGCGAAGAGTTGCAAGCAGACGCTATTAGAAAAAACATAAGTGGGTTAAGAGATTTGATTAACCTAAGAGATACAGCGTCTAAACCCTCCCCGACTGGAAAAATAACAGTGACAGGTGTAAAACCAGCGGACAAAGAAGATAGATTACCACTTTTACCGCCATCCCTTTCATTGGGTTTTAATCTTCCTGACCCGACATTAGAAAGGGCTGAATCTGTAAAAGCAATGCGGGAATCGTTTGATGAAGTTACAGAAGCCGCTAAAGAATCAGAAGGAAGTATATCAGCTTGGGGTTTATTTTTCAGAGACACCGCAGAGGGAGCAAGTAATTATGCTACTGAAAGTTTTAAATATTTCTTTGACACGGCAGGCAAAGGATTTTTAGATTTTGAGGAACTTGTTAATGGAGTTTGGAAATCAATATTGAAAGCTTTTTTAGATATGATTTCTAAGATGATGGCGAAGATGGTTATTTTTGGGATTATGGATATGTTTTTACCGGGCTCGGGAAGAGTTGGTAGTTTTTTAGCAGGTGGTGGCGGTGTTCCCTCCAAAGCAAAGGGGGGTTTCATTGACAAAGATATGCTTGCAAATTTACACGCTGGCGAATATGTATTGCCAAAATCAGTAGTTGACAGTATCAAATCTAACAAAGCTCCTTCAACGCTACAGCCTAGTTTTGCAGGAGCAGGAGCAAACATATCAGTTAGTCCGAATATTAATATCACAGGCGGAATAAACAGCTCAATGGATGTTCAGAAAATAGCAGAGCAATTGGCGGAAGCTACAAAGCGTGGAACTACATGGGCGGTTGAGCAGGCAAAGGTAAGTTATAAAGTAGGTCAAAAAAGAAGTGATGAGGTATCATTATGAGTTTACCGCAAGCAATGGAATTGTTAGGAGAGAATTGGATAAATGCGAATTGTAATATCGGAGTATCTGAAACTGATAAAGTATATATGTATGACCAAAAAAGAAGCACGCAATGGGTAAGCGAAAATTTAGCATTAACAATGAATATACTATTCTATGACAATTTAGGTAATTCTGTTGAGAGAGATTTTAACAGGATTATATTAAATAATATGCAGACAGGTGCGAAGTCTATAGCTTTTAAATACCGCAAAGACGGTGCGTGGACTTACGCTGGCAAAATTCCAGTCGGCACAACAGACCTAGATTATGTGTTTTCATCGTCAGTTCCAATAATTGGCGACGGTGTACAATTACAGTTTTATGATTGCGACAATTTGCCTAGATTAGGCGAATTAAAAGTATGCAATAGTATTTTTGACATGGACGCTCTTACATCTTTTGAACGCAAGGATTATTCAAAACAGGGCAGTTATTATGTAAATTCAGGGAGCATAGTAAGGTGGAAAGAATTTGCAAAGAAATCAGGCATATTAAGTATTGCCAATTTGAGCAAGACCGACAGGGATTTAGTTTACACCGCAATAGACGCTAATGATTTTTTTACTATTATTTTCTATGAGGATTATGACGCTAAGGAAATTTACGAATACGCATTAACCTCTATGCCTTCCGAAGTCTTTGATAGAAAGACACAGTTATTTTTAATGAGTTTGGATTTAACGGAAAGATAAATGATAGAAAATCAAACACTTGAAAAGGCTTTAGAGTACTCTGCTCCCGCTTATTATAAAAAGATTTATTTGGCTGTTCGGGCATGGGGCGGTGCGTCCTATTCTTACGATACCGAAGTGGATATTACCGATGATTTAGTTTCAATTACAAATGTTAAAACAAAATTAGACTGGGAATCATACGGTGTGTGGGCGTTTTCAAATTGTACCTTAACTTTTAGAAATGACAAAAACCAATGGAAACTTGGAAAGACCGACGGCTACTTTGGAACTGATAAAATAATATTCTTATCTAAAATCAGAATACTTGCGGGCAGTGATGACACAGGGCAGACAATGTTTTATGGCTATGTAACAAATGAGCCAATTTATAATACTGAATCCCGCACAGTTTCAATTACGATAATTGGACACATGAAATCTTTAGAACTTGCCAACGCTGAAAATGTTAGCACGCTGGTTGAAGATGAGCTTTTAGGTTCAGACGCAGGGGCAGTTTTCACTACAGCCGAAGATGGTGTTGGAATTGTTGTTGAGGTTGTAAAGGGTGCTACAGGCGACGGTGCTTCGTTAGCCACTGCATTAAAAGAGGATACGGAATATAAAGTTACTGATTTAAATGATAAAGATAATCCCGCTACGATAACTTTAACCGACGCCTTAACCGCAGGCAATTCGGCATGGGTAACTTATAGATATTGGTATCAAGACAAAACCATAGAATGGATTGTAACGCAATTAGTTCTTGAGGCAGGAATTACAAGCTATGAAATATCACCCGCTGTTTTTGTGGGAAATGTAGAAAATACTTTTGCTCAATTAACGGCTACAGACTTTGATTTAGGAACAGATGATGATACGATTCATACCGACGGCGATGTTTCAATTCTAACAGGTTTCCCTCCCGCCTTAAATTTAACTTGGACGCAATTTGAAGCATTTAATTCTTCCTATGCAGTTACGGCTACAAGTATAAAAGCTGGACATCTTAATGGGTGGGCATCTGCTTACGCAACGCAAACTTTAGCGACAGGAACATGGCAGTTTTCTATATATGCACAGCCTTCTGCGGATTCGGGAGCAAGGGTATTTTATTATTTTATATCATCTACCGAAAATAGAAGCACGACAAACGGTTACTGTTTATCATTTTTTCAAACAACAAGTTATCAGGCATATTTTATTTTATATAAAGTTACAAGTGGCACTCTTACTCAAATTTGGGCAAGCAGTTATAATAACGGGAATATAATAAATATATCAAATCCATTAACTTTTAGAATAGCAAGAAATTCAGATGGTGAGTTTACTATTTGGACTAATTATCCCGTAGGATATTGGGCTTGGGTTTCACATGGTTTAGTAGCTACAGACACTACACATTCCACATCTGCTAAATTAATCGTTGCTGGTTGGGATTTTACATCGCCAACGACTGGAGTATATTTTGGCATTACTGTAATTTCTGCACATGAGAAAGTTGGAACAGAAGTGGGCTCATATACATATTATCCTTACGGTCAATATTTAACTCCTACCATTGACGGCACAGGTGGTTTTTTGAATTGGGGAAAAATTGCAACAGTGGAAAACGCTTTTAGCGGTGCATATTCAGTTATTGAAACTAGGGACAAGACCAACATTGGCGACGCTTGGGGTTTATGGGTACAGGTAAGTGTAACAGGTGATATTCTAAGCACAAAAAGATATTTGCAAGTTAGATGGACAGGATATGTGGCAAGAAATTGTCATGGTGAAAAAAATCCAACACTGCAAAGCTGGACTATTTATTATTACACAACAGACACGACAATTGAAATGGTAAATCTTACAAACCAAAATTGTTTTGACGCAATTTCAGAACTTGCAAAAATATTAACTTATGAAATAGGATTTGATTCTACTGATAAATTTATATTCAGACCACGAACAACAACGCTATCACCTTCTGAGATTTTAGATGATTCAAAGATAATAAATATATTAAATTATTCAGACGGTACGGAGCGAGTTTATAATCGTATCAATACAGAGTTTGGGGATTATAGAAAAATAGCAGATTCTACAAGTGAATCGGAAAGCTCGCCGACCTCTATTGAAAAATATGGAACTAAAGAATTAACAATAACATCGGGTAATCTTTTGCCAGCGTCCAGCGTTAATCTTGCTTATGTCATATCCCCGACGGTCTTTGATTATACCTATTTACCAAAGCGGAGATTGACCGCACGCTGTAGGTTCTTTTTAAAATTAGAACTAGGCGACACGATAACGGTTAAATATTCAGAAAGCGATATATTAAAAATGTGGCATTGGGGTGATTCTTTTGTTGCCTATAGCACGGCTAATCCTAACTATGTTTTTTGGAATGATAGTTATGCAGGTGGAAAATTATCAGTTTGGGGTGTAAACTTTAGAATTGAAGGTATTGAATTTGATTTAGAAAACTGGAATACTATATATGACTTGGTGGAGATTATTTAATGGCATATCCAACAACAATTTCAAACGGTGATATTCCCGATGCAGATATATTAACAGGCTGGCTTGATTGGTTTGCGAAGGGAAGAGGGATTAAAAAAGCTACTTATGCTTTGATTAAAACTGAGGCATTAACAGACCCTACATATCCGTTTATGGCATGGGCGACTGATACGGAACAGCTTGTATTTTACACAGGAGATATTACTATCGGCGATGTGGGTTTTATAACTATCGGCGGTGCTTAAAATATTACAGGAGAAAAAAGAAAATGAAAAAAATATTAATAACAGCGGTGATTGGTTTTGCTCTAGCTTTCATAGGAGTAAGGGTAGGATTCTGTTTGCAAAAACTGTTTGGTTTTCAGCCTCAATTTATTGAATACACGGATGAAACCACAGTAAATTACTATGGTTTTGTACATGAAAATGGCGAGTGGTATATAATGAAATCCACTGGAGCGAATATAACTTATACACGGGGCTTATCTCTTTCAACCGCCGCATGGGTTCAGCGTACAACGCAAACTTTTGTAAACTATGAAGATTTGTGGTAAATAAATTTATAAATTAACAGGAGATTTTAAATGAAAAAACTAATTATAGGACTGCTTTTTTTAAGCACATCGGCGTTTAGTGCGGATTTAAGAATGAATCCGTTTACTAAAACATTTGATTATTTTCAAAGTACAGCCACGCTTTCAAGTGATTTTCTTTTATTGAACGGTGGTAATTTTATGACTGGTCAATTCCAAACGGAAAGCTCCGCTACAGTTAAAGGTGATTTGGGAGTTGGGGGCGACGCTGATATTACCGGTTCGGCAACGATTAAAGGTGCAGACGGTTTACTTGTTGACTATGAAGTCAAAGCTGGTAGTGCTAATATAACGGCAGAAACCACAGTAGGTGGACAATTAACCGTTAATTCTGCTGTTAAGTTTCATTCACAGACACAGGCGCAGATTGAAGTTTATGACCCGATAACAGTAGGTGAAATGTTCTATTGTTCGGACTGCACAGCAACAACTTTGTGTATTTCCACAGGAACTGTAGTAGGAGATTTTTCAACAATACAAGATCCTACTTCAGCTTGTGATTAAGGAGCGATAATTAATGAAAAAAATATTATTTCTACTCTTTGCTTTTACTGGAAACTGTTGGGCTATCAGTCCATATTATGGCACAACGCTTTCAACAACAACAGGCAAGGCAAGCGGTCACATTTCAGGTGTCTATCAAGTGGCGGCCGGCTCAACGACTTATAGCACATACACGATTACACTTGACGGAAACGGTGGAAATATAAGCTCAAGTGGAACGCTCACAACCAACGATATTGTAGCCGATGAAATAGACTGCTCAAGTGTTACCGCCCTTCATGGAATCATAACCGGAACTGTTGCAATTTCCACTGACACCTCATTCAACAAAGGTCTTTCAATATATGCCATTTCGGCTAATGCCAGCGCCGATTCCACATTTAACATTCAAAGTTCTAGCAATTATGGCATGTTTTCTGTAATAAATTATACAAGAGGAAATCAGGGTATATGTTTTGATTGCGATAAAGATACTAACAGTTGGGGTGAGGAATCACGCAATGCCACAAGTAACTTTATGATTAGCAATAGCATAGCTAAGCTGAGATTCAGGGCGGCAAGTGGTATTGCTCTTGAAGGAAATCTATTAACTGAATGGAAAGACGCTATTATTATAGATAAAAATGGTGATATTTATCAGGGTGCTACTGTTAATAATTCAACATTTTCATATACAACTGGAAATCAAGCAGTAAAATCATTGACTGTAGCCGACAACTCAATACTAGGAGGTATCAATATAATTGGTACTAAAACCACTGGCGAGATTCAAGCTTATTCTTGTAGTGGGCATGCAACAAATCCATGTGTGATTTATAATACGACGAACAATGACCTTTACACCTCAACAGGTACGGCCGTAAGTCAGTTTAAATCACAGTTAGACGGGAGTGGGTTGTAAAATGCTTAAACTATTTTACAAAATAATTGACTGGATTTTCTATAAGCTAAATGGTAGTGATGACTGGGTACATCCTAATGATGTACCAAAGGATAATAATGGGATTCTTTAACTGGATATTTAAAAGCAAAGATTGGAAATCTTTAGGCTTAATACTTTCCGCTTTTGAATTAGAGCAGGCTTGCCTAGATGTTTACAATTCCGCTGAAAGCAAAACCGATGATAAGAATTACAAGCTGTTACAATACAAAGATATTATAGACCTATGCCAAAAGGCTATCTATCCCGCTAAAACGCATTTAGCAGAGGTGTGGGATTGCGATGATATAGCAAGGCAGGCATTATGCGATGTACGCAAGTATTGGGCTTTTAACGCCATGTGTGATGTGGCTTTGGCTTGCGGTAATGCGATAATTGAAACAAAATCAGGCGGTGTTCATAGCCTCCCCTTCTTTGTAACAAATGAAAAACAAATTGTATTTTATAACCCGCAATCGGAAACCTTTTTTATTGATGCGAAAATTAAAGTTTATGAACTAAGATTCTAAATTGGAGCGTTACTTATGGGAAATGATGATGATAAGCAAAATGTAGAACTGGCGAAAGCTAAAATTTTATTAGAGATTACTAACAAAAGATTAGACGGTCATTCCAATTCAATAGAGGGTTTAAACCGAAGCATACACGGTTTTAATGGCACTGTTGGTCTTGTTGGAATAGTGGCGGCTAACAGCAAAAGTATCAGAGATGTGAAGAGTATGCTGTTTAAGGCGGTGTCCATGATCCTTGTTGCAATAATTATAAATATCGTAATCAGCGTGTTAAAATTTTCTAAAGTGGGAGGCTAAATGCGAGAACTTGAAGATAAAAAGTATTTAAAATATCTTTGTAAGGATTTAATCACAAAAGAAAACTGGTATCCTAAAATAAGATTCAAAAGCTGGGTTACATATTGCAATTTTGCAGTCAATTTTATAATGGAAAATTTTAGTTACTTTGAATTTAATAATAAATTTGCAAATGATATAGTGGACATTATGACTGAAAGTCCAGTTTGGAAACCAGTGTCTTTTGTTGACGGTTTTATCTCTGCAAGAAGCGGTAAAATAGTTATTGCAAGTCAAAAAGGTTTAAAGCACGGTCATGTGGCTGTTTTATATCCGGCTGATTTTATGCAGGTCTCGGGTTCTTTTGGCGGTGAAGTTCCTATGGTTTTGAATATGGGAATGACAGTGGGTATAGTCCATTTGGGCTTTGCTTTCAGTAAAAACCCCATGCCAAAACTTTATCTTTACGATTCAGAAAATTGTAAAACTATTTAAAGATTATGTTATACTAGATTTAACACACCCGCCACACCTCTTAACAATGTGCAATTTGGGCGGGTAGGGCAGGCGGTAACGCTTGCCAAAATTTGAGGTTAAATTGAAAGGAGAAAATAATGGCAACTGTTAAACCTGATTTACTGGATTCAGAAAAATTAGATGATAGAATTCGTGCTTTCTTTGAATCTCTTGAAATGCAAATTGAAATTATTAGATGGTAATAAATAAATTGCTTAAAAAAATGTATCTATCCGCTAAGATTTGAGGTTTAAAATTAAAGCGAACTGTTCCAAAAATTGGAATAGTTCAGAAGGAGATGCGTGATGGAATTACCAAGACTACCAGAAAATAAAGATGAGGACTTGGTGGAAAAGGCACTGAGGAAAATTACAGAAGTAAGCCAATATCCAGTAAAAGTTATTGAATCATTTTGGAAATTGCTTGAATTTGCAAGACTCACATTGAGTCAAAGTACAGAACTAGGGGATCCTTGGGTCTGTACACACTTTAAGGATGTACACGGAACGTGAACAAGGAGAATTGGTGAACAGCATGGAAACAATATTAGCATGGTCAGGTGGTAAAGATAGCACAGCAACGGGAATACTAGCAAAGATTCACGGAATTAAGATTGATGAAATAGTTACGGTAATGCCAGACCCATTTGAGAAAGAATTTGAATTTATAGAAAGATTTGAGGAGTTTATGGGACAGAAGGTAACAATAATCAAGAGTCCGACATTTGAGGATTATTTTTATCGTGTAAAAAAGAGAGGATTGCATAAAGGAACTATATATGGCTTTCCCTTCACCATATATAAAACCTGTGCTAGGATTTTAAAGTGGGAACCGATGGAGAAGTACCTTGGCGGCAGGGAACGAAAGACGCTGATAGGGGTAGCAAAGGGTGAAAACAGAAAGCTCCATAAAGCTGAAAGCCTGTTAATAAAATATGGACTAACTGAGGATGACGCAAGGGAACTGTGTGTCAAGTATGATTTGCTAAATCCATTATATTCTTATTTTAAACGACTAGGTTGTGTTAGATGTCCGAAGCAGGGAAGAAAAGCATTAGAGGGAGTTAGAATGTTAGAACCAAATAAATGGAACTGGCTGGTGGAACATGATTCAGAAAGCCCAGTGAAATTTAAACCGAATAAGACCCTAAAGGAATTTATGGGAGATAAGTTTAAAATTGCCAATTCTAATAGAGTTTGTAAGTTTGATAATAAGGAGGCATGAACACGGAGGAGAATAGCTCAATAGGTAGTAAACTAGTTTGAGGTTTAAAATTGACACCACAAAAGGAGAACATATGAAAAAATTAGTATTACTCGCAGTCCTGTTACTACCAGTAAATGCATTTGCTTTACCGCAAATAGATATAGCTAAAATCTTCGGGGAAACAAGAGCCTCGTTATTATATACAACGCAAGGTAAAGATTATGCTGGGATATGTGTTCCAGTCATTTCTTATATGCCAAAAGAGAATCTTGAGCTAATGAACATAAACGTGGGCTACGCTAACGATAATAGCAATGGTACAGGATACCCATTATTGGCTCTAGGCTTACGCATAGACAGTGTTTTGAAATTGGTATCGGATTGGTCATGGGCTAAGAAATATTTGCTACTGGCGAAGCTGCCGGCGCTGGAAATAGGCACATTCGGCACGTTGATTAATGATCGGGGTGTGTACGGAGTAAGTATAAGCTATAAACTGGGCGGTTCTAAATGATTGAACTTTTAAAAGGGTATGGAACAGGGATAGCAATAGGCTTTGCTTTAGCTTACGCAATTAAAGTAATTCCTGATTTGGTTTCAAAATATACACAGAATTATATTCAGACCCTTCTAAATAAAGGCGGTGTTTATGAGGATGTGCTTTTACTAACGCACATTTGGTACGCGGAGCATTTAATCGGCAAGGGTGCTGGCAAGGATAAATTTAAAATCGTAGCCAATAAACTGATTGCAAGATTACCGGTATTTGTAAAAATATTTATCACTAAAAATAATCCTAAAATCATAGAGTTAATAAATAAAACTGTTGCTAAGTTTTCAGTGGTTTTAAAATCAAATAGCGGAACGACTACTTTAATCGCTATGCTAACCTCAATCAGAAATAAAGAAGCTGAGGAGAAAAAAAATAAATAATTTATCTCAGTCATTACTCCTCCAAGCCCTCCTTAACTGGGGGGCTTTTTTTTATCTAGTTCTGAAAGCGTCCCGTTAGGGGACACTAAAAGCGTAAAGGGATTTTAGACTCTTGTCAAGGAGTATTTACCTTTAGCTAAACATAGGTATTGACATTTAGCTAAACAGGGGTTATAATATATAAGGAAGTAAGTTAATTATCAAAAGCGAGGACAAAAAAATGGAAAATAAAAAACACATAAACATGAATCCAAAAAACTATGCAGAGTATTGCAAAATGGAAGATTCGCTAAATGGCGGTTCAGCCGAAGAAATAGAAGAACGAGAGCAGGAAGACTTTGCCGAAGAGATTGAGCAAGCGTAAAATCAAAAACCGCTTCGGCGGTCTACGGTTCAAAACCGTACTGAAGAGGATTAAATTATCAAAAGAGGATGACAAAATGAAAACTGAAAAAGAAACATTAAAAATACTAGACTGGGCAAAGGCACAAAAAGGATATTTTCAAAGTGATGAAGATAAAGCGTATCAGCGGGGGTATATTTGTGCTCTAGAATTTGCTTTAGGCATACCTAGTAAAAATGACTATATTCTGAAACTTAAACAAGATCGGGAACAGGAAGAATTTAAAAAACAGGAGGATTTAAAAATTAAAAGAGAAAATGAAAAATCTAATTAGCATCCAGTCTACATCCTCTTAATCGGGGGATGTGGGAAGGATACTAAATCAAAAAAGAGGATAAACGAAATGAAAACCAAAAAATACATAAACATGAATCCAAAGAACTATGCAGAGTATTGCAAAATGGAAAATTCGCTAAATGGCGGTTCAGCCGAAGAAATAGAAGAACGAGAGCAGGAAGACTTTGCCGAAGAGATTGAGCAGGCATAAAATCAAAAACCGCTTCGGCGGTCTACGGTTCAAAACCGTACTGAAGAGGATTAAATTATCAAAAGAGGAGTGGTAATCATGGCATTTACAAAAAAGCAAATAGAAACAAGACTTTATAAAATATGTTCTCATTTATTAAACAGGGCTTCTAGGTCTTGTGTTCAATATAAGAAATATAAAAAAGTTGATGGCGGTGGATACTGGTTCGGCAATATGTGTGGTTTTAGTGAATCACATCATCAACTATGGAAATTATTGCAAGACATAGAAAAATCTAATTAGCATCCAGTCTACATCCTCTTAATCGGGGGATGTGGGAAGGATACTAAAATCAAAAGCGAGGACATGAAAATGAAATCAATAAATAACAGGGCAATATTTATTTTAGAAAACTCTAACGACGGCGATTCGCTAACTCCAAAAGAATTATGGATAACAGAAAATGCCATTAACGGATTACTAAACAACAATGGTATAAATACTTTTCATAGACTTTATGATAAGTATAAAAAACATAAACAAGGAGATTAAATGCTAATAATATATATTTTGATATGCGTAATAGTTGCAAAAATTCTTGGGTACTGAGGAGAGGAAATGATAAAATTAGCTAAAGAAGAAGTCCAAAGTATGGCTAAAAGTTTAGATAACGAAGATGTTTTATTAGATGTCTACCATTTCCCACATGAAATTATTTTTAGAAAAACACACAGAAATAACAATCTTGGGTTTGATGTTCGGGAATGGAAATGGAAAGGTCTAAAATCTTTGGCAAAAAAGAACTTGGATATATTAAATAAACTGATAGCTAAAGTGAAAAGGAGATAACTAATGAAAGATACAGTAACATTAAAAGAGTTCATAGAGCATTGCGGGTCACAAGAGCAGGCAGGGATAACACTTGGATATAGAAAGAATACAGTTTATTATTGGGTCAAAGGAACTTTTAAACCTAGTCTACAGGCTCAAAAGAGATTAAAAAAACATGGAATTGAGAGGTGGTGGTAATAATGAAAATAATCAGATGGGTAATTCGTGGTATGCCTAGATGTCAGCATTGCCGTAAGCGTCTAGATTACAAGAGGCACATAATCACCGGACGCTGTCATAACTGTGCGGTTAAAATTAACATAAACCTACGGCGTGAATTGAAATCAAGGAATACTTAAAGGAGATAAAATAATGGGAAAAATACTTGAATTAAATAAAAAAATTGATGATATGAATAAAATGATTATTGATGTGAATGATAAAATTATTGCCCTAAATAGGAAACCCAAAAAATCAAAGACTGTAAACAATACAGCTAAAGCGGGACTACATAAAGGCTATACAAGGGCTACATTTATATTGAGCGAGGATCTGCTAAATCAATTAAAAGATATTGCATATACCGAGCGAGCAACAATAAAAGAAATTGCTAATACAGCATTAAAGCAGTATGCGGACAATTTCAAAAGCAAGGATATATTAAAACGCAAAAAAATAAATTTGATTTAGCCTGCAGATTTTAGTATTATTTATAAATCAAAATGGACAACAAAACTAAAAAATGACAATGACATTTAATTTTGAATCGCCTGATAAAAACAATAATTTTGTTTGTGCCGAATGCGGACGGGTTAGTAATGGCAAAACCGAAGGCAGAGCAAAAATAGATAATATCTGGTCAATTCTTTGCACCAAATGTGCAGTTGAATTTAGGCAAAGGATTGTAAATTATGCCAACAAAAAAACAGAAAAAGAAACTGGATATTATTTCTAAAAAAAGGAGGAGTAATGGCAATAGAACTACCGACGGAAAATAGCAAACCACCAAAGGCAAATGAAGTGCCAAAAAATTACAGTATGGTATTGTTTGGACAACCCAAAGTAGGCAAAACAACGCTTGCTACGGAATTTCCAAATAGTATTTTGCTTGAGTGTGAAAATGGAGGGGCAGAATACATAGCCTGCAAAAAAATTGACATTCAAAACCTTACAGAATTAAGAGAATCCCATAAACTCTTAATGTCAAATGAAACTTTTGAAACTGTAATTATTGATAGCATAGATAAGGTCGCCGAATGGACAGAGGATGAGATTTGTAAAAGTTTAAAACTATCCTCAATGTTTGTTGGGAAATTCGGCTCTCAATGGGGCGAGTATAAATTAAAGATACTCAAAATAATCAATGCTTTTTTAATGCTAAATAAAAAGGTTATCTTTATAGGGCATTTAAAAAAAGCTGAAACTAACGGAAATGGAGGGATAATTAATCCAAAGACAATAAACATTTATGGTCAAACCGCAATGCAGATTATCTCAACGGTTAGTAATGTGGGTTATATGTTTGCAAAAGAAGGAACTGATAAAAAAATCAAAAGGTACTTATCTTTTAAAGCGGGTGAAATGGTGGAATCAGGTAGCAGATGCCCTGCAATTTCAGATAAGGTTATTGAATTGCCACTTGGCAAAGGATATAAAGCATTTGAAAAGTGCTTTACAGAATACGGAAAAAAGGAGGGTAAATAATGTTTCCATATAACACAGAAGGAATCTCTGAGGGCGGTTTTGAACCGTTGCCCGAAGGTAGGTATCGGTTAAGAATTATAAAGACCGAAGAGAAGGAATCAAAGAACGGCGATCCGCTTGTGAATGTAACGCTTGAAGTTACCGAAGGAAAATATGAGAATAGAAAGTTATTTCATAATGTGACTTTCATGTCAAAAGAAAAAAAGGGAGCAGGAATTGCAAAGCGTTGGCTACATTGTATCAATGAACCGTACGAAGGTGAGATTGATGTTAATCCAAAAAACTGGGATTGCGTTTTATTTGCCGATGTTATAATTGAGGAATATCAGGGCAAAAAGAAAAATGCCTTAACTCCTGTATTGCCGGAAGAGGCTCAGGATAAAGCAACAACAGCAGACCACGGCATAGAAGATGAAGCCGTGACAGGCGTACCATTCTAAATAAAAGGTGGGGGGGTGAAATTCCCCCCTGCGGAGAGTTTATGAGCTTTAAGATGAGTTACCCGATTTTAAATCAAATGAAGCCTAAAACGGCAGATAAGCCTAATACTAAGCAAGTTATTAAGTTTAAGGCAAGTTTGTTAAATTATAGAGGACTTGTTGATCGTAGCGTTAATATTACATTTGCTACTGGCGAAGATGGAAATATGATAGCGGCAACAATTGCGAACTTGGGAAATATCGTTTTAGATATAACCGTAGCCCCTGAAAGCGATACTACAGAGTTTGGGGGTAGAGAGTAAATGAATCCTGCGTGTGGGATGTGGGTGTCCTTGTAAACCCGATAGCCACGCAACCGGCGGTTAAGTCATCCCTGCTAACCGCCCAAAATATCAAAGGAGGAAGTTATGACAGTAAATCAAGCACAGTTGGACAGCTGGGAAAGAATTGAGAAAACTTTAAATAGGAGGCAGAAAAAAATATTAAATTTTTTCAAAGAGAATGAATTTAATACAAGTTATAGCATAGCATACGATTGTAATATTCCCATACATGAAGTTACGCCTAGAATAAGTGAATTAAAAGACAAGGGAATAATAATAAATAGTGGCAGAACTATAGTTTGGAATAAAAAAACTTATACTCTTTGGAGGCGTGCTAGAACGATGATACCCCCCGAAAAGACTGTGGTGCTGAGGGTTACGGAGAACGAGTTAAAGGCACTAAAATATGGACTTGCGGAACAATTAGTGTATGATTATGACGGCTTGTATAACAAAATCAAAAAAGCACAGGCGAAATTCGGAGGTGGAAAATGAACATATTCACAGACCTAGAAACCAGTAAGAAACTTGCTAAATATATTAAGCCGAAGGAAGACCATAAATTCTTTTGGTCAAAAGGAGACGGATTTGATTGCTTTAAAATGGTAATAGTTTCAAAAGTTGAAAACCATTTGTGTCCGTTAAATCGCCCTTCAATGATTCCATATACGGAAAAACTTGTTGCTACTTACACCCTTGAGCAGATTCTTGAGGAGTTGAATAAAAAAACATGGGTACATCATATTGGTATTCATTTTAAGGAAATAGGAATACTGCCATATAAAATGGAAGGAGAATTAAAAGGTCAAACATTTAAATCCAAAACCCTCCTGCAATCAGCGGTAGATGCTCTTATTTGGGTGTGTGAGAATAAACATGAATAATCTAATAGGAAAGGTCACACAGGGGGATTGTTTAGAGGTTATGCAAGGTATGCCAGACAAGTGTGTGGATTTAGTGCTTACTGACCCACCGTATGGGATAAAAAGAGATAAAGGGTTTGGGGGTGCAGATGGCTTTGGTGGAAACGGTAAGCCAATACCAAGAAATATATATTCTGATAACTGGGATTATGAAATACCATCAAAAGAATATTTTTATGAGATTTTAAGAATAAGCAAAAACACAATGATATTTGGTGGCAATTTCTTTGCTCATATTTTGCCACAGTCAACACACTGGATATTTTGGGATAAGATACAAACAATGCCAACATTCGGAGATGGAGAATTAATATGGACTAATTTTAAAAAGAAAAGTATAAAAAAATATGTATTTGAATTTAACGGATTATTAAGTGCCTCAAAAGATAAAAGGGAACACCCTACACAAAAGCCGTCAGAGCTTATAGAATGGCTTATAAGGGATTATTCTAGCAAGGATGATATTATATGCGACCCA